TACTATTAAAATTCTATCATATTGAGAGTTGTAAACACCTAAATTAGTACCTCTACATAACCCTACATTTTCTTCTACGTTTAAAACATCAATATATTTAGACCATTTTTCTAAAACATCTTTATTCACATCATAAAAACCATCAACAACAACAATAATTTGGTTTTTGTTTTGTTGTCCCTCAATACAAGATTGTAAACACAAATCAAGTACTTCTGGTGATTTGTATGTAGGAATTATTACTGAAATAAGTGTTTGTTCCATTCTTCAACTAAATTTTCTTGTTTTACTTTATATAAAGGGGCTAGCCAATTAGTTTCACCATGAGTAGAAAACGTATTTAAAGGACATAATAATGCTTTACCATTTTCTCTTAATTCTAAAAACATTTTATAGTCATCTGGATAATGTCCTTGATTAGTATATTTACGTAATATGGACTCATCTTCTTTTAGTGTTTTAACTGTTGAAGCAAAAGTCATCGTTGTACTATTAAACATTCCGAACAATTGAGTTTTACCTTTATAAACTTTTGTCATGTAACCTCCATCATTATCTACTTCTGGATTACCTCCTTGATGTGGGGGAATAAATTTATCTGGGTGTAGATAAAGTGTTACATAACTGGCTCCTAATTCAAGGGCTTCTTTAATTATTTGAGGAGAATCTTTTAAATGGATATAATCGTTTTCTATAAAATAAACTATTTCATCATTATTATACCCTAAAGCTTCATCTAATGCTAAATTAAAAGTACCAGCTCCATGTCCTACAGAAACATAATTAATATGATTTCTAGGAATGTACTTTTGAATCATATCATTTGTTTCTTCTGAGATGTTATCTGCTATGATAGACCAATCGTATTCATTCCATGGAAATACTTTTAAAGCATTTTTTAAACAATTTTCATTAGTAATATACTCTGGTTTTATTTTATTATAACCAGTATCGGATATTCTATATATTATTTTCATATTTAAAAATCATCAGGTGATGTCCTCCATTAGGTGCTGTATGATCTCTTTCATTTAATTCAGGTAAACCTTTATATGATCTAATGTAAACATTAAATTCAATTTCACATTCCCTTTTCCATGTAGGAATCCAATTTTCTTCTGAATCATGCTCAAGTGAAAACCAAACTGCTCCTTTATTTAATTTTGTAAAAATTTCCTTAGTAATACCTGTTATATTTAACACACCCGGATTAATATATCTATAACCTAAATGTTGTAAAACAAATGTAGTTACTACATAATCAAACTTAATGTCTTCAGGGATTTCGGAAAAGTCGTTACACACAATAGCTCTTTGTTTCCATTCTTCAACATTATATCCTTGTTGTTCTTGAACATCCCAAAAATATTCTGTCATATTAGTATTAGGATCTAAACCAACATAAGTAGCATTCGTATTTTCCATTATCCATGGAAGATTTCTACCAACACCACATCCTAAATCTAAAATAAATTTAGCAGTATTTAGTTCTTGAGTATAAGGATTTTCAATACAAGCTAAATTAGTTGGAGGAAAACTACCATCTAAACAGGTGTAAGTATCTCCTTTAGCAGATTCTAAGTCCAAGTAGTTTTGTCCAGCTACTCCATATTTGTACAATCGGGTCATAATTCTATATTTTTTATAATTTCGTTAACTACTTGATTGTCGTCAAGATAAGGATCTAATGTTATATGACCAACCTCAGGAAAATAATATTTTGGTCCTAACTTTGGTTCTTGATTTTTTTCAATTACTCCATTCCATCCATATAATTGATGTACATAATCTCCGGTAATAATAGTTTTAGTTCCTACTCCAGCAGCTAAATTACATAACCCACCTTCACTACCTATAAAATAGTCACAGTTTTTTAGTAAGGAAGCAGTTAATGTATAACTTGAAACTGTATCTAAATCAACTTCTCTTTGATTATATCCTAAAGGTTTACCTACTTCTATTAATGCTATATTATCATTTTTTTCTAATTCAGAAATTATATAAGATATATCTCTTCTTTTACCCCCATATCCTAAATTAGGAACATCTATTCCTAAATTATATTCTTCCTCAGTAAATAAAAATGATTTTTCTTCCCAATTGGACATCCACGCTATTACTTTTTTGTCTCTATAAGGTTTTAATAGTAAATCAACATATTCATCTAGTTTTTTATTAGTATAAATTTCAAAAGAATTATCAGGAGATAAAATTCCACACTGTTGTTGAAACTGGTAGCAAGGTGTTGATTGACGATGTATGGGGTATAATTGAAATATTTTAGTATACTGTTTATTAGGGTTTATTAAATAAGTCCCATCAACATACGGGTTATTATGTATTAATTCAAGTGGTTGCGGTATAGACAATAATATATCTACTTCATCAAATCCTTCTTGTTTAAGTTTTTTGGGAATAGAGCTAGCAAATAGGTTATCACCTATAAATCCCACACAATTAATTAACGCTGTTTTCATTTACTTTATAATTAGTACTTTTAATCCATTTAATATTTTCTATAGTAGTAGGGATTTCTTCAAATGTATATTCTACATTTTTATAACCTACATCTTTATATTTAATTCCATTTGAATAAATTCTTTGACCTTCATTAAAATCATCTTGATATTCAGAAGGTTTAGTAGACATGTCTCCATTATCTCCATGGTACAAACAAAAATAAGTACCTTCACTATTTCGTTTAACAGGAATATTTGCCCATTTAAATCTTTCTCTTAAATCTTCATCTTCATTACCCCACCCTTTATATAAAGGATTAATTCCGTTAATAGTTTCAAATTGTTCTCTAGACATCATAATTACTCCTCCATAAAAATCGGGATTTATTTCATAACAAAAACTTCTATAACCTCCTGGGATATCATGTTCGGGGCGTAGTTCTTTGTTATCTTTATCTAGAAAATATGCTTTGCGAGCCGGTAAAGTAACATTACCACTAAAATTATAATCAACATCATCACTTGGGTAATAGTCAACTTGATGAAGTATAATAACATCCCCTGTAGAATGGAGAAAACCTATATTTTCTACCATTGCTATTTGAAAATTATCATCGTTTCCTTGTTCGGAAATGATAATCTCATAATTTTTGTCTTTAAATACTTCTTGTAGTCTAGGAAGTAAAGTTTCTAAATGTTCTTCTCTATTACGATAAGGTATAATAATTGAATATTTCATCTCCGAATCTATCATATTGGTGTATAACTGTATAATCTTTTAATGTGTTTAAATCAAAATTTACTACTCCTTCTTTAATTACATGAAGATGAATAGCAAATTTATCTTCTAAAGTAGTAAAAATTGTTTTATGTTTATATGAATTTCTGGTAAGGTAATTAAAAGAGGTTTGATCGGCAACCTTAAGTTTACCACAGGACATTAAATATATTTCTTTACAAATAGACTTAACGTCTTCCTGTCCTCCACCAAAAACCCCTACATTTAATACTTCTTCTTCGGCCATATCAAAACCGATTAACCCTAAGTTAGTATATAAATGTTCTAAATTCCATTGATGTTGATTATATTTAATTACTTCCCCAGTAGCAATAATGCCTTCTTTAGGTACTCTAGGGAAAGGTGATTGAGTAAATATAACATCTTTAACATCTGTTATAAAAACTTTCTCATAATTAGTATTTCTAAGAAAATTAGCAATATGTAAAAATCTTATATTATGAACTAAATTATATGAATTTTCAGGAGTAACTTTTCCAGTATCGGTTAAAAATATGTCTTGTTCATTACCAAAAAAATCACAATTAGCAATATAAACATCTATCTTATTTTCTGATAGGTAAGATACTAAGGGTGATTCAGCACCACCATTATACAAGTATAGTACTCTATCTGTATTTTCAAAGTTAGATGTTTTTACCCAATTTTTAATGTCATCAACTGAATAATTGCCACTTATGGCTCCTATTAATAAATTGTTATTCATTTATAGTAAACAAATAATGAGTTTCAAATGACACTTTTTCGTAACTATATTCATTAGGTAATAATGCTTGAACATCTTCAACACTAATACCTAAATGAGTTTCTACTAAAATATCAGGATGATATTTTTCTATTGTAGTTTTAGCTCCTTTTAAAACTTCTAATTCATAACCTTCAACATCAATTTTAATAAAGGTTACATTTTCGAAATTATAACTATCTAAAGTTTTTACTTCTATAGGATGTCCACTTGAACCTAGTCTCGAAGTTCCTGAATTGTGATTAATTGATTCTACTAATTCAAGAAATCCATCAGTATTTTCTGATGATAATCCTATACTATAGTTTTCACAGGTAGGACAATTTTCTTGTAAAAGTAAAAAATTATCAGGATGGGGTTCAAAACATACTACTTTTTTAGCTTGACATACTTCTTTAAAGAAAAAAGCATGATTACCTATATTTGCTCCTATATCTATTACAAAATTAAAAGATTTAACTTTTTGTTTTAATGGAGTTAATAACCACTCTTCAAAAAATGTATCTTTTTCTGATGCTATTCTTCCTATAAGGTCTGAATGAAATTGTAAATTATATTCTTTACCTTCGTATCTTATTCTTTGTATCATAAGGTATTATAAAATTGATTTTGTTTTTCTTGTCGTTCTATTGTTTTAGGGTGTAATAAACAAAATTCATCTTCAGCAGGTAAAGTAGCATATTGTTTATAACCTTCTAATACCTCATGAACTTTATTTTTCCATTTAATTATTTTATTATTTTTATAAATTCTCCACTGGTAGTCAGGAAAATTTACTCTTTCGTTTTCGAATCTCCAACTCCATTTCAGGATGTGTTCCTCGGTGATACCACTTACGGTATTAATCCGAGGAACTAAATATACATCCACTTCAGGATTACTTTCTAATATGTTAGGTAACATATCAAGTAATTCAGCTGTTGGTATTTCATCAGCATCGATTTGGAATATATATTCTCCTGAACAGTGTTTTGCTAATTCATTTTTATAATTAGCAAAATCCTTATTTAACGGATAAAACCAATGTTTTATTCCTCTATCAA